CCACCGGCGCCATATGAGACGCCCGCACCGCCGCCGCTGCCATCGCCGCAATTGCCGCCCCAAAGCCCGGTGGCCGCCATTCCGCCACTGGAAGTGAGCAGTGAGCCGAAGCTAGATGCGGATCCATTCGAACCTGGTCCAGTAGTCCCGCCTGCCCCTCCCGCACCAATCGTGATGGAGATCGGCCCGGTGATCTGGAAAAATTTGTCCTTGATCACTTGACCTCCGCCACCACCACCGAGATTGACCGTACCGCCGCCGCCGGCGCCACCGCCAACCAAAAAGACTTTGACCCAGCCGCCAGCAAGCAGGAGGGCTGACGATGGCGTGAAGGTTCCGCTGGCCGTGAATTCTTGGGCCTTCTCAACGCTCGACGAAAGGAAACTCATTTTGAATTCTCTCCTAGACTATGATCCAGTTCGTGCCATCCGACAGGAAAGTCAACGCGTTCAGCGGTTTCGAAATCCCAATGGTCGATAGGCCGTCGATTGTTTGACCTGTTTGCGGGACCACGTTTACTGTGGTGAAAATGTTCGAATCGGATTTCTGAATGTTCACCCTGCGGCCGAGATTGCCCACCGCGGTGAATAGCGTGCGGGTAATATTCCCGCCGTTCGAGTTGACCTCTTCCGTCATTTCCCTGTAGCCGCCCAGGACATTGCCGCTGCTGCTCACCTGTACGACCATCGCGTCATCGGAATACAGGAGGCCGCCTGCAGTGGCCCAGAGCATTCGAGACATCGGGAAGACATAGCCGTTCGGCCGAACTCCGAACATCTGGACGCTGATGCTGTTTGCGAGCGGGCACACAAGGCCAACGCCGTTCAGGTTACTCGGCCAAACCATCGTGCGGCCGCCGGTGTTATCCTGCACGACGATGAAAATCAGGAACTGGCCAGGCGTCGTACTGACGAGCGATGAAGCCGCAACATTGCCAGTGAGCAGCAAATCGAACTGAGCGGAAACGGAACCATCGAATACGACGGATGTCGCCCACGGAATCTCGACGATGGAGGCCATGAAGTCCGATGTGAGCCGGACCGCGCTGAGAGCAGTCACCAGATTGGCGAAGTCCGCATCGCTGGTCGAGACGCCCTTGCCCGCCATCATCTGACAGAATGCCGTCACGAACATGGAGAGCTGGTAAAACAGCTTGTTGATCATCACGTGCGGGACGATGGCCTCAGTGGGGATTCCTCCCGTGCGCAGCGTGTCGCCCGCGTAGGCGGCATCGATCTCCATAAACTCGCCGTCGGGGTTAAAGACTAGAAAGTTTGTAACTGCCGGCATGGGTTTCTCCTAAACGAAGTGGCCGCCATCGAAGCCGGCGACGTAAGCGTCATATCGATCGACACCGAACATTGGGAGCACGGCGAACGAAATAATGTAGAGCACACCCTGTGGCCGCGGCAGAATATAGCCCTGGAGGATCAGATCTTGCACGATGGAGGTGAAGGCCCCGCCGACGAACAGATCGACGGTCATATCCTGGTGATCCTCGACCACGATCGGGCCGCCAGGGAATAGCTGTTGCCAGATCTGAATGAGGCTGTCGATCGTACCGTTCCAGTGATTCTGCGCCACGCGCGCCTGAAGCAGCAGACGGTAGGTCGCGTCATCCAAGATCGGGCTGACGCCGTCCGAGGGCTGGAAACCTACCGTGCGCCCCTGCCCGATGATGACGCCCAACACATCGAGTTGCGCGCCGACGGCAGCATCAAGATCGAACGCGGCGCCAAAGGATTGAAGGCAATTCTGCGTGTCCAAAAACAGTTGCAGATTCGCGCGCGCCCAGGCGAGCATGCGCGTGCTCTGCTGATACTCGGACGTGAACAGGTTCAGGTAATACGCCAGCGGGTCCGGGCCGGTGGGTGGCGCGAGCGGCGGTCCGCCAAAGGGTCCGCCGCCAAACGGCGTTTGCCCGAATGCGCTCACTGGGATTGTCCTTCGGCGGCCAGAACGATCTGCTGCACGTCGCCGATACTGCATTGACCATCGCCCACCAGGGCGAGGGCATTGGCGCATGGAATAAGGCCCATCTGCGCTCGCTCCATCAGTTCGACATCGGCCTGCGTCACCGTGCAATTCCCGGCCACCGCGAACACCGAGCAGAGATAGGCCGTCGGCGCGGTTGCAATTTGCACCGGAGCCCCGCTCGCCGATACGCCGACCGGATTCATTAGCGTGACCATCAGCGGCGCCGGCAGACCACTCGTATTCGGCGGTGCGCATGCCACGCTGAATAACTGCCCGTTCCCGAGGACCGCCGCGGCGCTGCCATCCACACCCGCCACACTCGCGATACTCAGCACGCCATTGACCGGGCCGAGGAGTTGCTTGGCCGCCGGGAAGCCGGCCAGCGGCGTTACCGCCTGAATCGTCCACCCCGGCGTGAGTCCGATCGAGACCGACAATCCGGCCACCTGCGCCGATGGCGTCGCATCCAGGAAGTTGACCGTTGCAGCATACCCAGGAAGAGCGCTGCCGGCAGCCGGCGGCGATACCACCGCCGTAAGCAATGGCTCGACGTTCTGCGAGCAGGCCGCCGATGCCGCGATGATTATCAGTGAGATGAAACGCATTACTGCCCCAAGATGTATGAGTAATGCTGAGCTATTCGAGTCGGGCTGAGCGTTGTATTGTACAAAACCAGCGCTTGGATGCTCGCTGGTGTAGCCGTGTCGTTGCGCGTCGTGGTCCACAATCCGCCATAGGATCTTCTAACGGGCGAAACCGTAATTGAAACTGAAGTACTGCTCACGAGTTGCCCATCAAAGTAAAACTTGCATGTGGCCCCATCGTAAGTACCGACGATATGAAACCATTGTCCAAATGGAAGATGTATCGAAAATCCTACCAGTGTTGGGAGTGAACAGCCTGAACCGGATGAATCACCGAGGACGAAGTATGGTTGTGGTAATGACTGCCCTTGAAACAAGTCGATACCAACTCGATCATTGTTACTATTCGATGCTGACCCGATATCGAAGAGAGAGCTGTACTCTCCTTGCTCTGGGCCGTCAACACGGAAAATGGCTTCAATGGACAACGTGTTTCCGATTGGCCATGCGGTTTGGAGGCCGGAAGATAAAGACGCCTGCATACTGCCACCTAACGTAAATTCTCCTCCTGGAACTCCAATGGCGTTCACGAGGGCTCCTTGCAGAACTGGTAGCATGTGTCCGTTAACCGGAGTCAAGTTATAGCCATTCCCGCTGCTGTCCGCATAGATGGATGAATCATAGGCGTCTTGGAATTCGAAAAAGGCTACGGGAAAATCGGTTAGGACTTGGCTATAAAAGCGATTTATCGTCACGTCTTGGCCAGTCTGCTGAGTCCACGTATTGATCGCGGAGCATTCATAAATCTGCTGGCCAGCCGTGGCTCCGGTCACGAAGGCCAACTCGCCAACTGTGCAGGTGCCAGGAAGTCCACCGCTCGTACTGACTACGATCGTCGGCAGTGTATGCGCCGCGCCAGAAAAATTCTGCGTTCCGGCGGTGTATGTGTTGCTCTGGTTTGTCCCTGCCGCATTAGTGACGTTGGCTGGCACGCTGGCGATCTTGCTCCATGCAACTGAAGTGAGCCAAGGGGGGTTCGCATACATCCCCGTCGGCAGCAGGACGTTTTCCAAGGAAGCTCCCAGCGCGCCCTCGATCCCTTCGATTTCCGCCGCAGCTTGGTTGATGTAGCTCTGGTCGATCCAGGCATCCACTGCGGCGCCGACAGAATGTCCGATAGCGGCTCCGTGCACACCGCGGCCGTTAGTACAAACATTCAGCGTGAAGCCCGCCGCCGAGCAGATTTGGATGACCTCGACATTCACCGTGCCGCCATCGATCGTGATCCAGGCTGGAGTGCAGAACTGCGAAGAATTGTTGACGGACAGGCTCGTCGACGTGCTGCCGATGGATGCCAGCAGGGTCGTATGGGCGCTGTTGCAGGCGACTCCCATCGTTTGATCGTTCGCGACAGCGGTGGGGAAAACCGGCCTCAGCGGATTTTGGGCCTGCGCTGCGGGCACGCCGAACAACAAAAGGCCAAAAAGGATCAGTTTCGAGAATCGCATACTCAATCACCATCCTTGGGGGAATCAGGTAGCGGCATCCAGTGCGATGCGCCATGTCCAGGGCACGCTAGCCCGTAGTCATCCAACTCATCAGTATTGGCAAAATAGGCAGGCAGTAATCCTGCTCGCTCTTCCGCGCTTGCACGCGCGATTCGTCCATTGATTTTGTACCAACCGACATCGATAAATGGCGATGGCCGCTCTCCTGTTGCGTTGTATGCGTACTTCGGCCAGAAGACGATAATTCGCGTCCCATCTTTTGGAGCGGTTTCGATTGATTGCCATTTCTGCTGCATAATTTAGGATCTTACAATATAGCAGGTAATTTTTCAAGCCCCATCTACACGATGTTGATAACCACGTTGACCGCCGAACCCTGGGCGGCCTGATTGTAGTCCACGGCGATATCCCCCGTCCCGAGAGAAAAGAAGGAGAGAGCGGCCGTCCCGCTGGCCGTCGCGTTCTGCGAAAGCGTAACGGTCGTTCCAGAGATTCCGCTGACGGTGGTACCCGCCGGCACGCCTGCGCCGGTCACTGCCTGGCCGACCACGATTCCCGCCGCGCTTGTAACTGTTATATCCGCACTGGCCGCCACCGTGATGGCCGAGGTCTGCGCAAAAATACCGCCAGACAGCGCGCCGCGGATGGAGAACATTGGCTGATCGGGATTCGGCCGGGCCTCGAGCGCGGCGCCATAAAGCTCCGAAAACACCACGCTCTCGCCGATTCCGAGGCTGTTCAAATAGTTGACGATGGCGGTTATGATCGCCGCCTCGGTCGCACTCGTAAACCCGGTGAGCCCGTGAACCGTCATGGACACATAGATCGGCTCGTAGCTCAGAACATCGAACCAGACCGGCATGACGATGCCGGGATTCAGCGGGTCTGCTACCTCTTCCATGGTCGTGCCGTTGATCAGACACCCGATGCCGTGATTATCATAGATGGCCTGAGCGATGGCCGCCGGATTGCCGCCTTCCGTCACGCATGTGATCGAGTGCGGCGGCCCGAGTTGCGTCGGCGCATAGGACAGAACCGAGAAATTCGCGCCGTTCTGTACTCCGGCGGAGCTTGATATCGTGAACGACATGCCGTCACCCGCCACCGTGGCGATCGTGTAGCCGACTCCGCTGATTGTCGCCGCATCGCCCACGTTCGCCGCGGGATCGAGCGGATATCCCGTCACGATTGCGACATCGACGCCGGAGGTGTTGCACACCCCATAACTGGCATTGTGGTTCTGATAGTTTTCGTAGGCGGTCGAGCGTGTCACGCCGGGCACGGCCGCGATGGCGCCCACGGTTCCCGCCAGCATGGTCAAACTGGGCTTCGCCTGAGAGATAAGCAGGCGCGCGCGATAGAGCGAATCCGGTTCGACCGCTTCGCCCGCTGTCGCCGCGGCTGAATTCGTGATGCCGGTCCAGCCGGCCGTCGGCGTCGAAATGGTGTTGATGTCCCCGGGGTTCGCGGTGATGACGCCGGGCTGCTGAGCAGTGGCCACAATAGTCACCGTGCCTGATCCGCCGATGGTCGCCGGCGAAGCGAGATTCCAGTAATTGCCGTTGGCATCGCGCGCTACCCCATTGGTGATGGTCGTTCCAGGAGTGCCAGACAGCGTCACTGAAGCTGTGGAATAAGAGAAAGACTTTCGCGCCACGCCAATCAGCCTTCCAATCAGATCGAGGCTCGTCCCGATTGCGGTTTGCGGATTCATCGCAAAGTAGACTGCCTGCATGGCCGCATTGATGTTCCATGCCATCAGCGCGCGGACTGCAATGTCTTGGTAGTCCGGCGAATCCGCGCCCAGGTAGCTCGCCTCACCGAAGATTGCCAAATACTGCGACACCAAGTAGGCCAGGATGTCGTTGTAGAGCGAAATGCTCAGACCCGTGGAAGAAATCGCTGGAGGACTGTATGGCATGTTGTTCAGCCTTGGTTGGTGAGCGAGACAACTCCGAATTGAGTTTGAATGGTTGCGGCGAAAGCGAAGTTGCGGCCGGCCGGCGCGTAACTCACAGACAGCGACACGATGCCAGTCACGTAGGGAGTTCCCAGAATCCGCTGGTGCAACATGAGCGTCACGGCCTGAACGGTGGTCGGGACGCCAAGTAACTGCTGAAAGATCGGCGTGCCGTCAGTTAAACTCTCGAACCATTCTCCTTGCAGAAAAAGCAGGCGGCTCCTGATGATCTGTGCGACGGCGTTCAGATCGGTCAGGAAATTGGACATGCCGGCGCCGCGGAGCGTGTCCCATGACGCATCGAGCGCGCGCACCTGGATCTGGCTCATATAACTCCGCTCGTCGGTCCACCGCCGGCCGGAGCGATATGGTAATGGTTCATAAAGATGCGATTGTCGATCTCGGTGATGGACCCGATTTTCACTTGCGTTGGCGCGTTGATTGTGACCTTGTCGGTGGCATTGACGGTCACATCGGGTGCCGTCACCGTGATGCCACTGGCGGCCAGATCGATCATCACCGTTTGATCGTCACTGCGGATCTGCATCGAGCTTTGCGAATAGCTGGCCAGTCCGCGCGGAGTTGAGCGAAGCCCGCAGATGGCAAACGCGTCGGATAGATCGTGGCGCCGCTGGGTGATCGGATTGTTTGCCGTCCCGCCATTTTGCAGCCATATATCGATGGCTGAATCGGCGAAGAGTAGAATGCATTCGTCGCCCTCCACTATCGGCGCGGTGACACTCCAGCCGCCGCCAGTCAGAAAAAACACCGGCACATCCTCGAGCAGCGGCAGGTCGACGGCTTGAGTCTGCATCGACAGTTCACTCTGGCTTGAGCTTTTCAAAACAAAGCTGCGGAGCGCCGGCTGAACCTTGACCTTCGCTGGCGGCCCGGGATTAAACGATTTCACAACCGCCGGCAACGCGACGTGCAGCCCTTCGAAGATCCGCTCCGCGAGTTGCAGAAATCGCTCGATGGACGGCGCGAGTCTTTGATCTGGCGAAAGCCCGAAATTCTGTGGCTGAGATCCCATTGGATTGAGTTATGCCGCCCCCGCTGCGGCGCCGGCCGCAGATTGAATCGCCGCGACCTGACCCGGCGTAAGCGCCCCGAGCCAGTTTGCAAAGAAGTCCATCGTGAGCGCGTTCACTTCGGTGTACCAGTCATCGCCGCCGCCGCGCGTATCGCCAAAATGCCGCACGCCCACCACGACGTAGGTCCCGGTTTGATTCGGCACGGCCGGCAGTCCGGAACCGTATTGGAACTGATACGCGTTAATGATCGTGCCCGGCGCCAACTTCACGATGCTACCAATTTTGACATCGCTGTCGAGCAGCACGCGGAACAGGACGCCCTGCTGAGTCTGCTCTGGCACGCCAATGAGAGTCGTTCTGATCGTCCCAGCGTTGGCGCTTTGGTTCGCATTCGATCCCGGAAGATTCGGCGGCCCATATGAGAAATCAGGTGGCGCGGCGTTCGCGACGCTGAAGCTGCGGATATTGAGTCCATTCGGCGAGATCCACCAGAGCAGGTTCTGCTGTTTGACGGTCTGCCGAATAATATCGCCCGGCCGTCCGTGAATTCCCTGCGCGCGCGGAAGCGTCGCCTGACTCAATTTCTGCTGCGCCTGGGCGTCGATGTTTTCGATTGGGATATTCGCTTTGGCGGGCGAACAGAGTTGAGTCAGAATATCGAAAGCAGTAGAGCCTCCGGCCACCGGAAACGACGCGAAGTTGAACATGTCCGAAAAGAGCGCCGTCACGCAACGCAGGATCAACTTATAATCCACCACATTCTCGCGCGTCCAGATCGGTTGAAAAACGGTTCCGGTGTAAATGAGACTGGGCCCAGGATCGAAAGCCCCGTCGGCCGACTGTTTGTAGCCGGCCGAAATCCTGACGGTGTTGCCCGCTGTGACGTCTTGGTTGAACTTCCACAGGTTGCCGACGTTCGGCGCGCCCGCGGCTACCTGGCCGGCAATCGAGTTGTCGAGGTTGTAGAGCGTGACCGTCGCGCGGCCGTAAGCCTGGAGCGCGTACATCTCAACCGTGAAGGTGGCGCGCAGCGCTTCACTGAACTGGTCGCTCGACACGACATACTGGCTGCCATCGGCGGTGTCGAGCTCGATTCGCCACGCACGCCCAAAGTATTGCAAGGGAGACTGTGCAGCCGCGCTCATCAGTTATCGCTCCACACCATGCAAAACCCCGTGCCGAGGTTCGTATCGTCCGGCCAGTCGGTGACCGCGCCAGACTGATTGATGAGATAGGCCGAACCGATCTGCATGTAATCATAGGGCGCCAGAATATTCGCGCCTGGCCAGACTCCGGTGAGCAGCGGAACTGAGGTCACGATCGGGTTTCCCGACTTATCCGCGATATCCATCACCCAAAATCCACCTTGGCTGTTGTAATGGAACGCGAGATTGAGAGTCAGGATCGTGCCGTTCACCGCCAGCGAGATCGTCATTGACTGGTTCGGCAGGACCGAGACTGGAATCAATTGATCCATTTCAGAGTAAACCAATCGAACCGAGCCCGGAGCTGGTGAACGATCCAGATCCACTGACCGCCGGGAACCCGCTCAGGCTTCCGGTGTAGTTCCCCATGTTGTTCTGAGTCTCGACCGAGGGCGGAACGGGGAGAATCTGAGTCTGACCGCCGGTCGTTTTCCCGGTGGTCTGCGGAATCGAAGAAGTCGCCGGTGATACCGACGATCCGACGCCGGAGGTCTGCTGAACAACGGCCAATAGCACCTCGGTGAATGTGATATGGATCGCCGCGGAGTACCGCGTTTCTTTCGACTCTTCCACGCGTAGGCTCGAAATCACCATCTGCGTATAGGAGTTCATGCGCGTCGCGATCTGAACGACGCTCTTCGCGCGCTGGAGTTTTAGCAAGGTCTGGTAGGCTGACACTGAGCGCGATCCACTGTCGCTGAACTGGCCGAGCGTGAAAGACAGCATGGAATCGCTCATGCTGATTTCGGCTTCCACCGTCCGCGGCAGCATGTAGATGTGATCGGTGATCGACGAGCCGGTCTGAACGGGATTCCTGGTGAGTTCGGCGCGCTGCTCGTGGCCGGCGCGGAGAACCGCGTCGAAGACATAGGCGGTGGTTTGGCCGCTGGCTGGATCGGTGGCCGTCAGCGTGAGCGTGTAGGGCTGCGACGCGGGCCACTGCGGCGGGCTCCAGGGCAGAGAGGAGCCGGGCGCGGCCGATTCGTTGGCGGCCAGACCGGTCTGAATCTGGATGCTGGCCAGGGATGCCAGCGAGATGAGGGAAAGCGCGCTCATCCCCACTGCCCCTGAAGTTGCAAAAGATCGTGCATCACCTGTTCATCTAGCGCCGCTTTCACGCCCTGTTGGACGGCGCGGCTGATCTGGTGGGCGTCGGCGCCGGGCTGCATGATGTTGATTCCGCCTACATTGACTTCAAATCGCGGCGAACTGTTGACGGTGGCCGCGCCAGCCGGCGGCATGACAGCCTGCTGCTGCATCTGCCCCATCATATCCGATCCAGCAGGCGGCGCCGCCGGCATCGGAACCGATTCCCCACTGTCCGATTGCATTCTGAGCGTGCGCAGCCATTCCGGTGCCTTGTCCGCCCAGGAGGGCGGCGCCTGAATGATTGGCAAAGACTCTGGGATAGGGCTGGCTGGCGATTCCCTCCCCGTCACAGCGTCGCGGGCGGGAGCCGCCCCGTACCACTGCGGAGGTTGCGCCAACCAATCCCTTTGCCGCGCGGGCTGCGCGGCAGCGCCATCCCAGCCGGCGGGCTGGAGCCACGCGGCGCCATGCGCGGGCGTGGGCGGCGTCGCGGCGGCGGAAGCGGGCGCGGCAATTTGCGCCAGCGGGACGTCCACCGGGATATTCAGTGCCTTCCCAACTTGCTCCGCGTAGGTCGGAAGGGTCTTATCGTAGCCGGGGTAGATCACCTTACCCTCGGGAGTATTTTTGCCGCCAAAGAACTCCTGCAAATCCAACCCGAGCGCTATGTTCTTCCGAATCTGTTCGCGAAGCGCGCGCATGCCGGTGTCCCAATCAGGGAAGGCCGCGAAACCGTTCACGATAGGCCGGTCTCCCCAAGAGTGGAGGTTGCCGGGATTGTTATTCGGCGCCGTCTTTGGGTTGCTAAGTGTGTTCTCTTGCTTGGTGATGGCGGCGGCGATGCGGTCGATGAGGTCCGCCTGGGACTGAACCGGCGCGCCGGATTGCGCGGCGGCTGCCGCGGAAGCCTCCTGCGGGCTCGGCAAATATCCGGCCGCGTGCTGCGCCCACCGGCCCGGCGCCAGCATAATCTGCTGGGCCGGGCCGGCGGCGGCGGCGGCGGTGGGCACGGCCGGCGTGGGCGTTCCCAACGGGATCCAGCCCGACGCGCGCGCGAAGGCGGCATATCCCGCCTTGGTCGCGGCGTCGCCGGATGCCCAGATCTTCGCCCACGTATCGACGGGCGGCGCGGACGGGATGGCGTATAGCCCGTATTGCCCGGCCTTGTGTCGGCGCTCTCGCTCCCGCGGACTAAAGTCTGACTCTTCGGCCGCCAGCGCCGCGGAAGCCTCCTGCGGGCTCGGCAAATATCCGCCCGCGTGCTGCGCCCCCCGGCCCAGCCCGCCCAGCCAGCCAGTGAAGCCGCCCAGCGCCTCTTTGGCATAACCAGGTTTTTGAAGATTTCCGGTGGTTCTCGCGGCTCCACCAGCACCAGCTCCGATTGTGGCACCAACAGCCGCGCCGGGCGGCCCGCCGACTACGCCGCCGATGGCTGCGCCCAGCACCGCGCCAGTTCCCATTCCGCCAGCGCCGAGGTCCGCCAATCCAGCCTTGAACTCCGCGCCCGCCTTCTCCCATTCACCGTGGACTAAAAAGCTGGTGGCGGTCGCGAAATGGGCCAGAAGCATTTCGGCATGCGTTATCCAATCGAAAAACTTTACCATCCACTCGCCGATGTGAGAAATGGCTTTCGCGACGTTCTCGAACGAAAAGGCCGCTCCCTGGATCGACTCATCGCCGGACAGTAGCCCGATGAAGTTCGAGAATGCGACGCCAGCCGATTTGCCGACTTCCCACAACTCCGTCATTATGTGCCAGGTCTCTTTGAGCACAGGCACAAACCTCTTTGCCCACTCCTCGCCAAGCCGCGACGCGTTGTTCTGGAACCAAGTAACCCAATCATGGATTTTCTTTCCAGCGTCTCCGGGCATCAAATTCTTGAACAACCCGCCGGCAAAGCTCATCGTGAAAAATTCAAGGCCCATTTGCAGCCGGGAAAATTCGAAGCGGATATCGCGGATGCCCTTCATGTTCCCTTCGAAGCCGCCGCCCATCGATGCGCTCATGCGCTTGAAATCCTGGTCGAGGATTATCGCGCGCTGGTGAAGCTCCTTGTCCCAAACTATCTCTCCCAGGTCCGCACCAAGAGCCTTGGTGATCATGTCCAGTTCGCGGGCCGACCTGGTCGTCATCATCATCTTCTCGCCCATCAGGCGATAGCGCTGATCGGACATGGCGACATGATCAGCCATGCCGATGATGGCGGCCGAGATCGAAGTGAAGGCGCCGACGATGGCGCCCTGGGCTTCGAGGATGTGCTTCGCCATCCCGCCGACACTGCCGGTGACCGTCGCCTCGGCACCCGCCATCATACCGACGAGCTTGCGGTACGAGGCTTCGTCGGGCGGGGAAATCCCTATTCGGATCAAATATTCCTGGAGAACATCGATCATACGGCTGGCCTCCTATGCCGCCACGTGTCTCGCGAAGGAGCTTCCGTCAAAGCCCTTTCGGCAGACCAGCCATGAAAGAACCTGCTCTCTAAACAGGATGGAGATATTCCAACAGATTTAACGCGCGAATCTTGCGCCCATGCGGTCAGATGCTTTGTCTCTCCGTAGAAGCTGATAAGATGGGCATCTCTGCGCAACCGCCGATTGTTGGCCTGCTGTTTCGGGGTGGCCCATCGGCAGTTGCCCGGCTCGTAGTTCCCATCGTTGTTCGGGAACCGATCAATACTCATGCCGGTAGGGCACTCACCCATATCGGCAAGGAAATTCGCGAACGATTCAAGCCATCGCACGCAAACAGAAATGCCGCGTCCGCCGTAATCCGCATATGCTGGATTGTTGGGATTGGTGCAACGGGCAAGCATATGATTCCAACTATGGAAAGTGCGTGTGCCTCCGCGCGCGGCCGCTCCGTGCGTCGTGTTTAAGCGGATGCGATCCCCAATGCATTCACGCATCCGACAGCCGCAGCTTACAGTGACTCCCTTTTTGAGCGATCCGGCGTTAATCCATTTCCGATTTCCGCATTCGCACTGGCAATCGCAATATAGCAGTCCGTTGCGCCGCTCAACAGAAACCACCACCAGACGCCCAAAAGTCTTGCCGATCAATTCCGCTGGAATAGTTTTTGCCATCAGAGCCCTCTCCCAAGGGCGGGCCGGATGGCGCGACGTGGGAGCGTCGCGCCGGGACTCCGGCCATCCAAGTTGAGCGGCTTGGAACCGCTCAAAGGAGAGTATACGTCGATTCCTGAATGGCGTCAACATTTGCCTTCATTGGATGGTGACCGACAGCGGCAGAACAGTGGACAGGCCGACAGCGTTACCGGCGGCATCGGCTGCGGCAAGGATGTGAGGTTTGACTGGCGTCATGACGTTCCTGATCTTGACAGATACTTGACCGCCGCCTCGGTTCGCGACCGGACGCCCAGCCGTTCGAAGATCTTCGCGACGTACTCTTTGACTGTGCCATGGCTGAGCCCGAGCGCGGCGGCGATCTCCTTATTGCGCTTACCCTCCACCAGCAGTCGCGCGACGGCGTCGAGACGCGGTGGCAATATCACCGCCGCTGCCTCTCCGCCGCCTGCCGCTTCGCTGCCTGGGATGCTCGCCATCGATTCTCCTCAACCACATCGAGCACGCGGTTGACCTCGACTAACTCCGCGAAGGTGTACTGGCTGAGATCGCTCTGCCTCCAGAGCCCGGCCAGTACGGGGCGCCAGAGATACCCGCTCACCTCTTCGGGGAGCGCGGCTATTTGGTAGCCGGCGTCGGCCGAGTGATTAGGCCGCGGGCTTCGAGCTTCTCGAAAAAACCGTCGAAGTTGAATGACATCGCTTCGCGGGTCAGTTCGCTCACGGTGTCGAGGTCGTATTCGAGTTCCAATTTCGGAACGAGCCATTTTCCATCGGCGTAGATCTTGACCGCGACCGGCTCGCCGCCGCCACCTTCCGCCATGAGCACCCGGCAATGCGCCAGCAGGTACCCCTGAATGGCCCGAAAGGTGTCGAATGTCGCGGACTTCCCGGACAGCATCTGTGTCGCGCACCAGTTGCCAATATCGGCCGGAATGAGACCGAT